ATGCGCTCAATGCTTGAAAAAGCAGAAAAAGAAAATCGATCATTAAATGAATCTGAATCGGTGGAATTTGAAAAGCTAAAAGATTCAAGCAAGCAGATTAGTGCAGAAATCAGTAAATACGAAACTGTAACAGATGAAGAACGTAGCCTTGAAGGCAATGTTAGCCCTGTAGAGCAACGTAGTGCTAAACAATTTTCAAATGATGAACTGCGCCATTATGTTAAAACTGGTGAACTTCGCAATTTAACTACTGGTAATGGTGAAGATGGTGGATATTCAGTTATCCCACAGTTAGACAAAGATGTAATGAAACGCTTAACAGACGATAGCGTAATGCGCCAACTTTGTAACGTAGTGCGCTTACCGGCTGGAGCGAAAGAATATAAAAAATTAGTATCTGCTGGTGGTGCGGCTGTAGAGCATGGCACAGAAGGAACTGCACGCAGCGGTACAACAACTCCGAAACTTCATGAAGTAACAATCGCTTTAAATTCAATCTATGCTTATCCTAAGACTACTCAAGAAATCTTAGACTTCTCAAGTATTGATGTTTTAGGTTGGCTAACTGATGAAATTTCTGAAACCTTCACAGAAACAGAAGAAACAGATTTAACTTCCGGTGATGGTAACAAGAAATCAAAAGGCTTCTTAACTTACCAACGCACAACCGAAGATGACAAAGTACGCCAATTTGGCAAACTTCAAAAAATTGAAGTAGCTGGCGTAGCGAAGATTGATGCGGATACTTTAATCGATGCGTTCTATACACTTCATAGCAAATACCGTAAAAATGCGGTTTGGGTGATGTCATCAACGATTGCAGCAGCATTACAAAAACTTAAAAACAAAAACGGCGATTATATCTGGCGTGATGGTTTAACAGCCGATGCCCCAGCAACATTATTAGGTCGTCCAGTCCACTTCTTAGAAACAATGCCGACAGGTGGAGTAAATAAAGCAGTAATTGCCTTCGGTGACTTCAAACGCGGATATTTCATTGTAGATCACGAAACAGGCGTGCGAACTCGTCCGGACAACTTAACCGAGCCAGGATTCTACAAAGTACACACCGATAAATATTTAGGTGGTGGCGTAGTAGATTCAAATGCTATCAAAGTGATTGAGACAACAGCATAAATCATAGAGGGGCGAAAGCCCCTTTTTTTGCTTAATAGGTGAAATATGAATAAAGAATTTGAAATTCGCTCCGCAACACTTTCTACCGATGAAGAAAATCAAAAGCTAGTTGGTTATGTAGTGAAATGGAATAGCCCTTCACAAGTGCTTTATTGTGATTTTGTGGAATCCTTTGCGCCAAAAGCTTTTAGTGACAGCCTGGCTAGTGGGGAAGATGTGCGAGCACTCTTTGAACATGACTGCAGTAAGTTACTAGGTCGAACAAGTTCGGGAACATTAAAGCTAGAAGAGGATTCTATAGGTTTACGCTTTGAACTAAGCCCACCTGATACAACGACAGGAAAAGATTTATTAGTTAGTGTTTCACGTGGTGATATTACAGGGATGTCTTTCGGATTCCGAGCGATGGAAGAAGAATGGAAATTTGATGTGGAACCTTATCAAAGAACAGTGATTAAAGCGGAGCTATTTGAAGTTACCGTAACAAGTATTCCTGCTTATCCGGAAAGCAGTGTTGAAATCGCTAAGCGTTCGATGGTGGCCGCTAAAGAAAAAATGGAAGATAAATCTACCGCACTTTTAAGCAAGTGGGTTGATGTAATGGGGGCGTAATATGTGGAATCCTTTTAGACGAAAAGAGCAACGCAGCGAACCAATCACTATTGATGAATTCATCTCTTACATGGGCGTAAATAATACTGGCGCTGGCGAATATGTCAGCCCACAAACGGCAGAGGCTCTACCAGCGGTTATGAACGCCGTCACAGTGATTGCCGAGGCAGTAGCATCTATGCCTTGTTATCTGTACGCACTGAAAGAAGATGGGCGAGAAAGAATCTACCGTCATCCGGTTGAATATCTTTTAAATGAAATGCCTAACCGAAATCAAACGCCTTACCAGTTCAAATATACGATGATGCGCCATTGTTTGCTAACTGGTAATGCTTATGCTGTGATTGAGTGGAATAACAAGGGCGAGCCTGTAAGCCTTACACCTTACCAACCAAGCGCAGTAAATATCTTCCGTAAAGTAACAGGTGAATATATTTACCAAGTAACAGACTTAAATGGAGTAACTAGAAACCACCTTCAAGATGAAATGTTACACCTACGCCATAGTTCCCTTGATGGATTTATGGGGCGTTCACCTGTGACAGTTTGCCGTGAGACGATTGGGCTAGGCTTAGCGCAACAACGACACGGTGCATCAATTATGAAAAACGGATTGATGGCAAGCGGACTAATCTCAACGGCTGAATGGTTAGACGATGCGAAAGCACAGAAAGCAGTGAAAGCCTTAGAGCGTTACAAAGGCGCGAAGAACGCGGGTAAAACACCAATCCTTGAAGGCTCAATGGAATACAAACAATTAGGCATGACAAACCAAGATGCCGAATGGTTACAAAGTCGAACCTTCACAATTTCCGATATAGCCCGAATCTACAACATAAGCCCTATTTTCCTACAAGACTATTCAAATAGTAGTTATGCGAATTTCAGTGAGGCTAGTAGAGCGTTCTTATCACAAACCTTGCGCCCATGGTTAACTAACTTTGAACAACAGCTTAAAGATGCCTTAATGATTGACTTAACGAGCAGTAGCAAGAAGCGGCACTTAATCGAATTTGACACAAGCGACTTACTCCGCACAAGTCAAAATGAACGTTTCAAGAGCTATGATGTGGCGATTAAAGCTGGCGTAATGTCACCTAATGAAGTGCGCAGACGCGAAGGCTTATTGCCTTATGATGGTGGAGACGAATTCAGTCAAGCATGGAAACAAACTGTAGAAGTTAAACGTGGTGATGGTGGATTTAATGGGGTAAATAATGGCGCGGATGATTAGAGCCGGTAAATATAACAAGGCAATAAGTTTACAAAAACAAGTAAATGAAAGTAATGATTATGGTGGAGTTGTAAGTAAGTGGAAAACCGTTGCGAATATACGGGCAGCGGTTGAGCCGTTACAGGGTAGAGAGTTCTTTGCTAGTGCAAGTGTAACGAATGAAAACATTGTGCGAATCCGTATTAGATATGGAACGAGTGTGGATAACACAATGCGCGTGAAATATGGTAATCACAATTTAGAAATAACCAGCATCATTGATAGCAAGGAATCACACAGAGAATTACAACTTATTTGTAAAGAGGTAAGCAATGGAAAAAACTGATTTAACACTTGAAGAAATTAAGCAACATTTAAACGTAGATCATGATTTAGATGATGACTTAATCGAAAACTATAAGGTAGCAACTTTTGAAGTATGTCAAAAGCATATAGGCAAAACCTTTGGTGATGAAGAAACAGAAAACACCGTTCCATTTACTCCAGCTATCAAAGTGGGTTGCTTGATGTATATCGGGCATTTGTACACTAACCGAGAAATAACAACAGATACGCAGCAAACAATAATCCCAATGACGATTAAATCATTATGGGATGTTTATCGTGAGCCTTGCGCTTACTAAGGATTTAGTAACCAATATGCCTTATCAACCGTTAAGACGTTGTAGCTTTCCAGGATGTAGAAACAAAGTGAGGTCAGGCAGATGTGAAGAACATAAGCCCAAAGACACAAGAGCCAGCAGTAGCGCGCGAGGATATGACCATAAGTGGAGCAAGTACCGCGCGCAATACTTACGCTTTCATCCGCTTTGTGTAATGTGTTTAGAAAAAGGAATCTACACACCCGCAACGGTAATAGACCATATTAAGCCAGTAGAGAACGGACAGGCAGATCCTCTATTCTGGGTTGAATCTAATCATCAAGCTTTATGCCGAAATTGTCACAGTTATAAAACACGAGTAATAGACCAACGCGGATATGGAGCGAAAAAAGAATGATTAGACGGGTGGGGGTAGTTTAAAAAAGAAATGCTCAAGCCGTCAGAACCGCCCCCCTAACTCAATTTTCACGCAAGGCAATTTTTTTGAAAATAAGGAAATGTATGAGTAAGAGAAGAAACTATAAAACCCCTGATTTTTTAGATGGTATCGCTAAAACCCAATGGAAAAGCCGAATTAAACAACTTTCAGAGCGTGGCGATATTAAAGCAGAAGATTTAACGAACCTTGAAATTTATTGCGAAAACTACGCAATTTGGCGTCATTCCGTAGCAGATTTAGCCAAAAATGGCTTCATTATTGTGAATAGTCAAGGCACTCAATCAAGAAATCCAGCTTTGTCAGCGAAAGCAGATGCCGAAAAGGTGATGATTAAGATGTCATCATTGCTAGGTTTCGACCCTGTCAGCCGCAGAAAAAATCCTATTGAAGTAGATGAAAACGATATCTTAGATGAAATCCTAACTATGTAGGCGAAATATGGAAATATGGCACGCATACGCAGAGAAAATCAAATCGGGTGAGTTAGTGGCTTGTAAGAAGATAAAACAAGCCGTAGAGCGTTATTTTAACGATTTAAACAATCCCGATTATTTCTTTGATCAAAGTGCGGTAGAAAAATTTATCGCTTTCTCGAAACTATGCCCGCACGTTAAAGGACACTTACGCGGACAGCCTATTATTCTTTCAGATTGGCAAGTCTTTCTCTTTGCCAACATTCTAGGCTTTAAGCGTAAAGACACAGGATTAAGAAAGTATTGTTCCGCTTACGTTCAAGTAGCAAGAAAGAACGCTAAATCAACGATAGCAGCCGTTTTAGCTAATTGGTTTCTAGTGATGGAAGGCGGACAGCAGGATATATACACCGCAGCCGTTAGCCGAGATCAAGCAAGGATTGTTTTTGATGATGCTCGTCAAATGTGCTTACTTTCAGCTCCATTAAAAAAACGCCTTAACATTCAACAACACAAGCTAATCAATCCGAAGAACAATAGCATTATGCGACCGCTTGCCGCTAAATCTTCAACCATTGAAGGAACTAACCCTAGTTTAGCGATTGTTGATGAATATCACCTACACGCAGACAACAGCGTATATAGCGCGTTAGAGCTAGGGCAAGGCGCACGCCCTGAAGGTTTACTCTTTGCTATTACAACAGCCGGAAGTAACGTTATTTCAGCCTGTAAACAGCATTATGATTATTGCGCTCAAATCCTTGAAGGGAATGAGCAGAACGACAGCTTATTTGTGTTGATTTTTGAGTTAGACGAAGAAAGCGAAATCGACAATCAAGAGAACTGGATAAAAGCAAATCCGAATATAGGTAAATCCATTCCTTACCTTGATTTTGAGAACACTATCAAGAAGGCTAGAGGGATTCCGTCCGAATGGGTGGAAATGCTAACTAAACGCTTTAATGTATGGTGTCAAGGCTCTACGCCGTGGCTAGGTGATGGAAACTGGGCGCAATGCGAACGGCAGTACACGGAAAGCGATTTACTTCATCAAGATTGCTATTTAGGGCTGGATTTATCAAGTACCAACGACTTAACAAGCCTTTGTTATACATTCCCGCACGGAAACAAAGTTAGATTGCTTACACGACACTACATTCCCGAATTTCAGCTTAACAACGTGGCAAATAAAAACCGCGCAATGTATCGAAACTGGGTGCGCAGTGGTTGGCTAATTGCCACAGAGGGCGACTGTATCGACTACGACAAAATCAGAGACGATATTCTGAAAGATGCTGAACGTTTCAATATCAAGATGACAGGCTTTGATGTATGGAACGCAACCCATTTACGAACACAACTACAAGCGGCTGGGCTTGAAGTAGAGCCATTCCCGCAAACATACCAACGATTTAGCCCAGTGGCGAAAAGTGCGGAAGTTTTAATAAACAGACAGATGATAGAACACAATGGCGATCCGGTGCTGGCATGGGCTTTATCAAATGTAGTTATGGAAACTGATGCGAACGCCAACATAAAACCAAACAAGAAGAAAGCCGCAAACAAGATAGACCCAGCAGTCGCCTTTCTAATGTCTTTCGGCACTTATCAACTTGAATACGGTGATTTAATTTTCGAACTATCAGACGAACACAAACAGGCACTAGAGGAATTTAACGGATTGGATATATGATTAGATGTAAAGAGGCAAAACAGAACTTACTAATAGCGGCAGTGAGACACTATAAGAAATCTACCGCACTTTTCACTTTTATTAGCTTGTATGATGACAATGAACCATATCCACTGGACGAAGTTATCTACATTCTTCAATGTAAATGCGATGCAGCAAAAAGAGAAATAAACAACAGACCGAACAGCCCCAACATGGACGCGCTTGAAACGATTTACTTTATAGCAGATAAGCAACTCAAAGAAATGAAGAAAGTTAAACGGAAATAGCAAACGTTAGGTAAAAAAAATCCCGCGTTTCACAACGTGGGGATTTTGACATAATGACATATTAAAGACCTATTTTAGCGCGTATTCCCAATTCACTGGGAATCCCTGTTACACTTCAAATTAAAATGTAACATAATTATTATAATATCAATAGATTAGAGATAAAAGAACCGTAACTAAACGTAGTTAAACTTTATAATTAAATTTGCTATAATGAACAAAAATTAATCGGCTTTATTGATTAATAATTAGAGTTTTAGGAACAGAAAAGCCACCGCGCGAACGATGGCTTAAATTAAAGTCGTATGTAATAACCTTTATCACTCAAGGGGAGTTTCTAAAGGCAACTCAATTATCCGCCTTTACTAAACAAACTTCAAGCCCTTGAACCAAAGAATATAGCGAACGGCTAACACTTCCTAAACAACCAACCAAATATAGCGCATCTAGGCTGATCCCCGAAAACAAAGAACCTTACTTTGCTGGTGCGCACTTTTCAATAAGGACTAAATGCGAAAGGGGCGTTTTATGAAGATATTAAAGTTTTTGCCTAAACAGGCATACTCCATCACTGATGCGGTAAAATATATTTCATTAAACTACGATATTAATATTTCAGAGCGTGATTTAATAGGTTACATTCAAACAGGAGAGTTAAAAGCCTCAATTTATCTTGATGGCAGGCTAAGCAAGGTAGAATCAATAAACAGGAAAGAACTGTCAAAAGATATGGCTTTAGAGGTTAGAAATGAAGAAATATTCTTACAGTTTAATAAAAGTGAGATTAACGCAAAAATTAATCACATTAGAGATTTTGAAATATTTAGAATAGATATAAATAATATATATTTTAAT